GCTCATTCATGGGTAGAAAGTGCTACATTAAGAGTAGGCGCTACAGCAGTGGCGACAACAGACAAATATGGACACTATGCCACTATTAAACGTCTTTTCAAATCTGCCGAGGAGCGTATTCGTAAGGATTCTATTAGAGTAGGCTCTATTACCGACGGATTTGAGCCCAGTAATGACGCTGATGGCGCGCTTCAACCTATGAATTTACTTTGGGGCAGAGGAGAAAATGGTCAGCCCAAAGTAAATGGTAAAGTTCATGATGAGCTTTGTATGGAGGATTCTACTAAAGGAGATGACGAACAAGTAGTATTTGCTATTAAACTTTCAGAACTATTTCCTATGATGAAAAACGTCCAATTACCTTTATACCTTATGGCTGAACCCGTTTCTATTGAAATTAGATGGACTGATGAAACCAAAGGTAAGTCATTTGTCACTTCAGATATTGCTGCTAATAAGCCCACATCTTGCCCAATTGTAACTACTAACGTTCAATTTTTAGCTGATTACCTTACCTATGACGATACTAAGATGGGTGATCTAGCCATGACTGCCGCTTCAGAGAATGGATTAACCATGCCGTACCAAGATATTATTTTAACAACGGCTTTGGTCCCATCAGCTGGCAATACAGTTAATGTTGGTGCACCAGCTATTCCACAACAGGTAAATCGTGAAATCGGTCTAGCAGGACGCGTGGTTCAAAATATTACTTGGGCTGATATTCCTAATACCAATCAATTTTTCTCATTAGATCCAACAACTGACCAAGCTGCATGGGACCAGCTTAATGGTGTATATGTAGGACGTGATATGTGTGCTGGTTCTGAGTTTAACCTTAGGGTAAATGATAAAGAATTTTTTAACAGACCAGTATCAAATGTCGCACAAAAGGCATACTACTTGTCACAAACTGAAAATGTAGATATTCAAGTTCCTTCATGCGAATATTCTATGGACCAGACTGTTATTGATGGTGAATGGAAAAGAAGAGCTTTCGCCACTGGAACAGCGGGAACCACTGCCCCGCAAGCCAAACAAGAAATAGAAGGCTGGGCCATTCAGGATAACCGCTTAACTGGATTACAGCACTACGAAGGTGTAACACTCACATCTAATCCTCTTACAGGAACAGGCACAGCAATAGGCCAAAAGCCTATTATGCTTAATAGAACTCTTAGAAGAGGTTATTGCGACGCTCCTACCCAAACATTAGAAACTCTTATTTGGGCACAGGTAGAACGTTTATTTGTTCTTCAAAACGGAGTTGTTTCACTAACTGAATAAACAAATTTATTATAATAAAAAACCTCATATTATAATAAATAATGAATAACAATTTAGAAATTTTAGAAGTTATGCCCGATCCAGATAGAATGACTATGGCCCTGAATACTCCTCTTCACCCTAATTTACCTGATATATCTACAGGTGTTCTTATGGGAATTTACGCACCTGTTAAGTCGGGAAAATCAACCATCATTACTAATCTGTTGGCGAATGAGGCTTTTTATAAAGATAGATTTGACCAAGTACACATATTTAGTAATACAATTATGAATGATAGCACAAGTAGATTTTTAAAGGAATTATTCCCAGGAACGATACATGGCGAATATTCTGATAAAGCATTAAAATCTATTATTGATGCCCAAGATTCCTACAAAGACAAAAAAGATAGACCCTTCATTGCTATTATTTTAGATGACTTTATAGGTATTCCAAGAAGCTCTTATGTTTATAAGCTCAGTACGCATTATCGCCACAAAGGTGTGGGACTTTTAATTTTTTCCAGTCAGTCATTTAAGGAGCTTCACCCCTTAGTTAGAACCAATATGACCCATGCAATTTTGGGCAAAAACTCAAATAGGCGGGAAAAAGAAAAAATCTGTAGTGAGCTTGGGAATTCATTTGGTGATGATGATAAAAATTTCTATAATATTTGTAAGCATGTGTGGAAACAGCCATATCATTTTGTCTATATAGATTACACTGAAAATCCGCCTGATGCCTATGATACATTTAGCACTAAAATCTGGGAAAATGGGCGACCGTTAGTTAAAATGAAGGGAGTAGAATCAATGGTTAGTGACTCAGATGAAGAAGAAGAAGAAAAAACAGAGGATTAAATTGAATAAATTTTCTATTAATAATATATATGAGCACTCTGAATTTACCCACTATACCCGCCCCTGAGCCAGAACCTGAAAAAAAACAAGAATTGCCAGTAATTAAAGAAATCAAAGAGGAGCCCCTTAAACAACAAGATATGTTTAAACCAGCTCCTGAACCACCTCATTTAGAGATTACAGAAACACCTGCTGAGCCACCTAAAAAACCTAAGAGAAAAATGAGTGAAAAACAGTTACAAAATTTAGCAAATATGAGACAAAAACGAATAGATAAAGCCGCCGCCAAAAAGAAAGAAAAAGCCGATAGAATACCAGCTGAAGCTACACCAGTTCCCAGAAAGCAAGTAAATACTATTCAAGAAGCACCTCCACCGCCAAAAATGCCTCAGACCAAAGATGGGTTCTACGATTTCGTCAATTATATGGAGAAATATAAATCTTTAAAAAAGACTTGGCGTGAAAGAGAAGCTGAAAAAGCCAAAGCTAGATCGCCAGCGCCAGCACCGCCGCCGCCTGCTCCAAAAAAAGAGGAAAAGCCTAAAGCTAAAAAGGTAGATATATCTAAAGCTGGTCCTAATCATAGACAAGTTTTAGCAAAACAAAAAAAAATTCCAACAGTTTTAAGCACTGGAAACAAAACTAGTATTTATGATTCATATTTTTAAGAAAAATTTGATAATATATTTTGTAAGTATAAAATATATTATAAAATGACCACAGAATTACTTACACTAAAACAAATTAAACGTAGAAATTACTACTATAACAATATACACCATATAAATGAGCTTAAAAGGAGATACAATAAAACACCATATGGTAAAATGATTAAAAAAATAGCCAGATGGAAAGATATGGGCATAAAATATGATGATTTCCATGAATTATATTGGAACTATCAATGTGCTACCAATTGTAATGAATGCTTTAGAGAATTTGAGCCTTGGGAAAAAGGAGGTTCTAACAATTTTGCTAAAGTGCTGGATCACGACCATGATACTGGCGAACCCAGAGCCTTCCTCTGTAATAATTGTAACAAACACGACCAATTTAAATGTAAATATCTACCTGACTAAACTAGACTACTTTCATATCTACCTTCTTTTTTATTTTTATCTTCTATCTCTTTTTTTGTAGGAGGTGCTGGTGGTTTTAATTGTAAAGGCGGTTTCACTGCTTTAGTTACTTTGAATAGAATACTACAATTTCTATCAACACGAGCTAATTGTCCATTAGGTAGTCTAAGCTCTACTTCAAAATTATTTAATATATGTGTTTTGTCTATCGTATAGACAAAATCGCTATCAAAACTATAGAAAAAATCAGCACTAGCATAATTTCTATTTAAATATCCAACAGCAGGTATAGGTATCATCTTATTTGACCCACTAATAAAGTTACTTGCTTGTTCTATAATATTAGAATGTACCACCATATAACTAAAATTATACTTTCTGGGCAATTCCGCCGCAATCAAAGCATCACTACTTACTGTTACATTCTGGCTAACAGAATTACTGTTTCCTCCTAGATTAAACATTTGAAGCTGTGCTGCTGGAGGTAAATCTTTTAACCATGTGCTTGTATTGCCTCCCCAAGATGGAGCTATCCATGCACTTTGTAAAAGTTCATTCATTTCTACATCAACTGGGAAAATATCTCCCATTGTATCATAGCCTAACCAATTATTAGTTACTGCTGAAAAGGCTAACGTAGAAGTTACATACCCATTTGTTGTTAGTGGATATACCATATTATCTTGTTTAGGTAAAATTTGCGTATTTTCAGCACCAAGGAATTTATTATAATTACTTCTGTTAAAATCATTATTATACAAACCATAAAAAGGAATCATCTGCTCAGCTGAAAAACCCATTTTTGAAAAAATGGTTTCTCTAAATATTTGTGGTTGCCACGGGGATAAAATAATAGAATCACTAACAGGATTATTCCCAAATTCATTTAAATCTGTAGTTCTATATGGAGCATATAAATTGATTATTCCTATTCCAGACTGTGCCGAAATAATTCTATTAGGTCCGCTTGCTTGATATAATTCCCCGTATGGAATAATTGGACAATTATCTCCTCCAGCGACTCCATTTTCCCAATATCCGTATCCTGTTGATGTATTTGGAACATAGTTTCCGCCCCAGTTGAATCTTGTCATTGTTGGATATGGAGCACCCGCCCCAGCAGCAAAGTTATGTATATCAGGCTGAAATCCCAGCTCATCTAAATTTGTTTTAGGTATAGAAATTATACCATGTTCAGGTCCGTTTGCTTCTTGTCCAGGAGCATTATAGGTAAATCTACCTGCCATAGTTAATTGACTTATGTAGGAACTTTTGCTATTTATAATCATGACCTCCTGTGAAGCTTCTGGATTAGATTGATTTGATGGCTCTTGCCATGCACCGTTTCCAACATAACTTGGAGTATGTAAATTACTAATTTCAAATCTTCCAGACTGGGCATTAAATTCAATTTGTGGGTCAAGAGCACCAACATGTATATAGGGATAATAATCAAAAATATTGTAATACAAACCTACTCCATATTGAGCGGCATCAGTATATTTTGTATTTGTTGCCTTTAGTGTATCTGTAATTGTATTATATGGTTTTGGATTCACACGTTGTGTAGAAATTACCTGGGAATATTCTCCGTCTGAAAAAGCTGGAGAAAAACCCAGGTATTCTCCTATTTGTGGGACTATTAATGTTCTTTCTCTATATGGTCTTTTACCAGCTTCTGTTTCTGATTTACGCACTACAAATGCTAAAAATGGAATTTTACTAGCTTGATAGGAATACTTAGCATCACCAAATACATTTTCACCATAGCCTGGAACGTGGTTATCTCTACCATAATTACCATCGCCTCCTCCAGTTCCACCTGGATTGGTTCGCTCTGGATAATATTTATTAACCTCTGGATGGCTAGCATTTGGCTCACCCATACCACGATCGTTCATAGTAAGGCCTCCATTATGCCAATCACCTCTCTCTTGTTTATAAAAAACAGCACATAAACCTACTCCTTCATCAACACCCACAGCATTACCATCAGCTGGTAAAAATTCTTTTGGAATACCTCCTTTTTTAAAATACTTTGTTCCACTATAGGTATATCCATCGCTATCTGTCATTGAGAATAAAGAATAAGGTGGTAAAGTTTGATTGAATTGAGGACTATCGGGGTCCATAGATTCGTCCCAACATGTATGAACCCACAATTTGTTAAATTCACGTCCCTGACGCTGATTGGCGTTATATCTCATTTTTATTCCCATATCTTTACCACCTTGTGTAGGAGGTCTTGTAGGATTTACATTTTGCTTATTTTGACTTATCCAGTAGTGATTGTATGAGCTCCAATATCCTCCATCTTGTTCGCTCTGCATTCCATTATTCCATAAAGTGTTATTTTGATATTCAGATGTAATATTGTAAGGAGTAGGAACATTCCATTTATTTGTCAAAGCGTCAAACTTAGAATTAGCCTCTGGGCAATTTACATTGATAGTTGTCTCATCGTCTGTTATTCCAATATCTAACTTACATACCCAAGATTTAAAAAAATCCTTATTTTTTGTTCGTTCGTCCATAGTTGCGTTGCTACCAAAATCTACTTCTTTAGCTCTATAAAGTGAATTTTTAACTTTGGCAATGGCTTGCGGAGTTGCTATTATATTTGTCACTACAAGGGTAAAATCATCACCAGACGTACACGCTATTATAGGTCTATTTAATATGGGACAAGGAACATATCTATCTTGATTACCTCTTAGGCGGACATTATCAACATTTAAATCACCAGGTAACCAGTATCCGTCTGGAGCACAGTTAGGAAAATTATAATGCCGTTTTTCATTATCTGGTTCTTCTTCATCATGATAAACTTTCTGATAGCCTTGTTCATCTAAACACTTAATATAACTATCAGTTAGAACTACCTTGCTACCAAATACACCTAAAAATGTAGTAGGGTCAGCACTGTCAGGTGTATAGCTCCCTGCTGGTGCTTCTAATACCTGTCCGCTTGAAAGATAAACACCAGCACCACCAAAATCTGGGTCTTCTTGATTAACCCCAAACATTATATCGTTAAAATCTGGTCTATTAGCTGGAAAATTTGCTACATCGTGTCTATTTGTAGAAAAAAAATCCATAGGAAATATATTTGAAAAACAAAACTGATTAAAATTAATTTGAGCTTGATACCTATTCATATCACCAACTAATAAATTTTCATAAAATAAATCACGACCATTATCTGAATCATAGTGTTCGCCCCATGCACCATCACAGGCATCAGTATTTCCAGGGTCTGGAACTTGCCAAGTCCAATGTTTATTATTTGGAATATTAGCACCAAAATTATCATATTCACCAGGGTGACCTGCTCGTGGCTTTGACCATTCACTTCTTCCATAATCAAACCCTATGTGGTCTAAATCATTAGCTTGATAAATTTTATCAAGTAAGCGACCGCCAGCAGTTTTAATTGTTTTATAGGTTCTATCTGTCACATCAGCAACTTTCTTTTTATTTAATCTAACAAATGGTCCAATAAATGGATCACCTTTTCTACATTCCGACCAGTAGGGTAAATATCCAGCTTTTATATGTGATATTTGACTATAACTACCACTTGAGCTATCAGCAAAATCTCCATTTTGAGAAGTCCACGTTGAACTATGTTCATATACATAGGGTTCTACATTTACAGGTTTCCAGTCTTCAGCAGTTCCTTCTCTCTGATGAAATGCCGTAGTTAATTTATTGCCTAACGCACTAGGAGTATAAAAGCCTTCATCAGCTTCTAATAATGTGTAATCAGTCATAAAATCATCATAATAGACTCTGTTTAATTTTTGATTTGGTCCAGTGCTGTTTTTAGCTGTTTGCCATGGTCCTCTATGGTCGTCCCTACACACATAAAGACGATTGTTATTAGGAAAAGCTATATTAAATGGACCATTAGATATAGGAACTGTTATATTAGTCCCACAATAACTTAAACCTGTTCTCCGTTGGTCCTTATCTGTAGCCTCCGCAGGGGGAACCCAGTCAGTATGTGCCGCTGGAGCTTGACCTCCATCTACATTTATAGGGTTCCAAAAAGAGCCTATAAAACCCTCACTTTTACTATATTTATATTTACATTGCTTTTCCATAACTCCTTCAAAAGCAACACATGGATATGATTCATGAAAATTTTTCCAAGGGTTTTTAGAATCTGTTTCTCCTGGTTCCGTTACTTCTTGTTCTTCGTGTGTTAGTTCTCCTGCCCAACTTCCAAATGTGGGGTCCATCCAATAACGTGGTGTTGTAATTTTATGAGTGGCTAATGGTAACGGCATATTAAATTGATGTCTATTAGTTACATAGTAGGCATATTCTACCTGAGCTTTATTATCATATATAGGATTTTCATATTGACTACATCTATCAGCACTGAATTCTATGGTTTGAGATGGATCACCACGTAAGTTAATTTGAACTGAACTAATACTTAACTGGTCTCCCTCTTCCAGTTTTACACCATAGTTTAAATTGGTTTGCCAATGAGAATTTTGTTCTTCTAGATTAGTATCTGAAATCTTGGCGTTTTTTTGGTTACGGTCGCTCAATAATTTCCCAGAAGCATTATTGGATTCAATTATGAGTGTTTTATTCATTTTATTATAGAATGATATATTAAAATGACTAATACTAATAATTGTCCAGTTCATGAATTTATGTCTTACTTAGATTCTATAAAAGAAAAATTAGATAATGGAATGTATGTGAAAATGTGTAATACGCTTTTAGGTATTAAAAAGCACCATGAATTACTATCTAATGATATACGTAGGTTAAAAAAGAAATGTTACCAGAAACAGCTAATATCGGACTGTGTCGTGGATTATATTACGGAAAGGGAATATGATGAGAATGACGAATCTATTTTTTTACGTTTTAGTATGAATTACGAAGAATAAATATCTGGGTATATATATATGACTGAAACTACAAAAGAAATAACAATTGATCTTGAACCGTTAGTATTAAAAGCCCAAGCTAGATTTAAGGAACAATATTTAATTCCAAATATTGAAGAAAATGCCAAGGTGGATATGCACCAACTACGTATGTTGGGTATTAGGTATCATACCGCTGTTACTAAATATTCAGACCATCCTGAAATAGTGGAATATATGGAGGAAGAAGCCATTAAAGGCATTATTGATTTATTGAAAGATACTCAGCTCCATGACTTGTTTAACACTGGTGTGAAAGTTGCGACAGTATAAAAAAAAATTTGATTATAAGTTTTGTTAAATTTATAAGCAATATCTAACACAAAATGCCCTCCAGCAAGAAACAGAAGCTATCCAAAGAAGAGAAATCCCGCCGTAAGCTAAAGTCGCACACTACTAAAGAACCATTACCTCCTTTTAATGGCGGTGACTGGTCTAGAAAAGGTGACTCAATGAC